AGGCAAAGATTGACGAAGAAGCCAGGAAGAATGAAGAGAGAAGGGAGCGTGAGGCTGAGAAGCGGAAAGCTGATGACCTTCTTGCAGCCCAAGAAGCCAGAGAAGACGCTAAAGAAACTGAAGCTGCGCCTACAGATACAAAAGCTACTAAGACGAAGGTAAGCAGTGGAGAATATCTTATCACAACGTCTGATGGAAGCTACTTTAAGGTTTCAAAAGGGGATGTAGAAACAGGGGATAGTAGAGAGTGGAGGCTTTACAGGTTTGTAGGCAGGGATAATACAGATGTAAGTATAGATGCTGATCATCAATGGCAATGGCTCGACACCTACCCAACTCTTAAGTCGGCTCAAGAGGCAGCAGAAAATTTTCCATCTAAAGCATCTAAAGCTGCACCTACCAAGAAGGCTCCTACAAAGAAAGAAGAAACTGCTGCCATTGTAGCCGCGCTAGAAGCAGCGGAGATAGAAGCTATACTAGAAGCTGAAGGATTGGGTGATATTGATGCAGAGTTTAATTCAGTAGCTGAAAGCAATACTGAAGCTGATCCTTCCTACGACCCACTCAATCCAGAAGCTGATGTTGACCCAACAGACATTTCATCCCAATCCAGAAGGGCTATAGCAAGATATATTACGTTAAAATTTGCCCCCAAAAGAGCTATGGAGCAGTCATTTAGGACTGAGTTAACTAGCATCTTTGGAGCAGAATCAACTAAGTCAATGATAGATTCTGGGTTTATAAATTTTGCCAAACGAGATGACATGAAGAATCTAATGCCTGATTATAATCACGCAAGAGATTACAACTATACTATGGCTTGGGTTAGCAGAGGAAAGGTTTACTTCACTCTTGATAACATAGAGTCTCGTGAGGTTAGGGGATTAATATTCCATGAGATTGGGGTGCATTATGGGAAGGGCATATGGACCGACGCTCAATGGACTGACATTAAAAAATCAGCTAGCGCTCTCCTTAAGAAGGAAGACAGGCAAATGTTCTGGGCCTTTAGAAAGGCAGTTCAAGAATTTCAAGTAACTGAATATGAAGGGCTTAAGCAAGAAGCTATCAGCGAATTAGTAGAGAAAGCTTTAAATGATCCGCAGTCATTACTGCAAGATGGATACACTAAGAAGGATATTGATAGAGCTAATAGATTATGGGAAGAAGTAATAGCTTATTATATCCAGGCTAATCCTCCAGAATCTAACCCAAGCTTATATAACAAGATAAAGAGGGGCGTAGAAGACTTCCTTCAAAGGCTTGCTGTGATGTTTAATCCAGATTATACAGGCAAGAGGCCAGAGATTAGCGCTCAGGATCTAAGGAATACTGTTGCCCATATGACTGCTAGGGTTCCAGCTCTGGTAAAGAGAAGGGCTGATGATTCTAATAGAGTTGCCAATCAAAGAGATACCCCCAACAAGAAGTTTCTTGACGGCTCTTTAGTAACAGATCCTATTTATATAATCGAGGCCAGCGGTATTGCAGCGGCTTCTAATATAGCTAACCAATCAAAGATTGTAGTAAAGATTAAGGGGGTCGAAGGTATAACCACTGAAGACTCAGTACCTAAATCTATAGATGCATTCAGAGACAGGTATGAGATGTATGACAATTCAATTAGCTTAACAAACGAAGAAGGAACTCCTGCACCAGTTGAAATAGGAGGAGCATCAGAAGGTGTGACGGTAAATTATACAGCTAATATGTCATTGAATAAAGATGGGGTATATGAGTTAACAATTAAATCTCCTTCTGGCAGGAAAGACACAGTTGCCCTTAAATCAATTTATAACTCAAAGAACGATAAGGATATAGCTGGCGCCATTCTTGGAGAGAACAGTAACATATCTGTACATGCTGTTCCTAATGTGGAAATACTCCAAGGCTATGTTAATGTCAAAAAACCTCTTGATGTAAAAACTGACATATTCAGTTGGGATTCTCCCTCTAGTTGGAGCGCTTATTTGAAGGATGCTCCAGCTGATATAAAGAAACTTATGGGGAGTTTCATAAGAGAAGAGGTTAAGAATAATCCTAATGCAAGCACAGACTTCAGTAATAAACTAAAGTATTTCCTTGGGCAGGAAGGGTATGACTCCATTAGTTTTATAAAGTTTGATGATGACTCAACAAGTAGATCGTATATTGTTTTCAATGACAATCAGATGCAGTCTCTTGGATCTTTGGATTCTGATGTAGGAACTATGCGAGCTAGCCGCTTAGGGGAGACACTTGGTGACTCTAATAAAAGATGGAGCAAGATAACTAAAGACGCAACAGATTCATTATCTCAGTCTGTAGTAGGGCAGTCAGCTGCATGGCATAAGCTTAAGAGTTGGGGTAGGTTATTTGACCCCTGGATTACTTTAGAGGGGGCTGAGAAGTTAAGGGCTCGTAGGTATTTAGCTCAAGGCGAGATAGGTATAAAGCAGAATCTTGCTAGGCAAATTTATGATATCTTTGATCAAGCTTCACAAGAAGAAAAGAAAAGTATTTATAAGTTCTTTACCACAAAGGATGCATCACCTAGTTTAGTTCCCAATCTTAATGTTAACTTTGCTACAAGGGAGACATTTGGTAGGGGTCGCAGGCTGGGAGGAAGAAAGCGTCAGGTTGGCACTGCCAATATGAGAGACAAGGCTGTTGAGGTAAAGAAAGAAATAGAAAATCTTGGACAAGAACTTGTAAACATGGGTCTTATGAACGAGGCCAGGTATGAATCATTAAAGAATAGGTACTTACCTAACACTTATTTGAGATACTTAATAGACCCTGAACTAAGGAGGTCTTTAGGTGCTGGGCTTAGGCCTTCTCCAATGGACTATACCAAAGCTAGAAAGCTTCATGACCAATGGATAGCTGATGTTTTGTTTGGAAAGATTGAGGACCCAGCATTCCTTGCGTCCAGATACTATGGCCAGGTAACTAGGGACTTAGCTATTGTAAAGTATCTTGAGTGGGTGGCAACAGATCCCGCTGGCAAGGGATGGGTCATACCTGGAGAGCTTGTGATATGGAGAGGCAACAATGTTTCTCCTGGTTGGTTGTTAACTGAGTCAGCTAACTTAAGAGATCGTGCTGAGGTAATGCGTAAAGAGAATCCTGAAAGAGCCGAAGAAATGATTGAGGCTTCTAAGGAAATGCAAGCTGCAGCACAACAAACAACTCAAGATATGCCAGCTAAAATTGATATTGGTAACTACAAAAAGATTCCAAATCAAAGTAAGTTCGGAAAGTTCTCAGGAATGCATGTAAGGAAGGAGATCTTTGAAGATGTAATGGGTCTCTCTAATACTCAAACTGCAGATAACTTTGTTGCTAATGTTTTAAGCGATACTGGTTGGGGCGGTATAGTGCAGAGAGCGTTTAAGTATACACGAGTTATAATGAACCCCCCAACTCAGGTCAGAAACCTTATTAGTAACATGGTACTCCTGCATACATCGGGAGTTCCAATCTACAATGGTGACGTATTTAGATACCTAAGCAGAGCAATGAGTGAGATTGTAAATGACGGCAAGTATTACAAGATGGCTCAAGAGTATGGCATAGAAGGCACCTCCTTTACCGCTCAAGAGATTGGGAAAATAGATAGGGAATTTAGAAAGATAGCTGCCAAGGCATCTACAATGGAGGGCTTTAAAAGCAGGGCCGCTATATTCTTTGATGACTATGTTAATCCATTGGGTAGGTTCTACCAGAAATCTGAGGTTGTATTTAAGCTAGCTAAGTTTATGCATAGTGTAGAAGCAAAGGGTGTTAAGCCAGATCAAGCTGCTTTGGATGCACAGGATGCAATCCTTGATTATAGCTCTGTATCAGAGACAGTTAGGTGGTTGAGGCGTGTTCCATTTGGCGCTCCCTTCATTACCTTTAATGTCAAGGTTCTACCTCAGCTGATGAAGAATCTAAAGAACAATCCAGCCTCGTTCATTCCGTATATAGGGTTGCCTTTTATGTATGCCGCATGGTTAGCAGAAGAGAACGATGTAACAGAAGAAGACTTTGAAAAGCTGAAGGCACACTTTGGCGATTGGGCAAGAGACAGAGACAACATGTACTTCCTTCCACATAAAGACAAGAACGGAAAGTGGACTGCTGTTGACATAGGTTACATGTTACCATGGACAGGTTGGGTTGACGTTGCTAAAGAAGTTTCTAAGGGTGAGCTGGGCGAAGCATATAAGGGCACTGGCTTTTTCACAGGGCCAATTGATCTTTTGATTGGTCTTAAGACGAACCATGATCCATTCACTAGCCAGCCTATATGGAATGAGAGTGATCCTCCTCAACAAAGATATGAAGACATGATGCACTTCATGGCAAGCTACATGATTCCTCCTTTCCTCATGCCTCGTAACAAAGCTGGCGATCAGATAAGCGGCGGAGGACCTATCGTTAAACTGCTTATGGCTACTGACGCTATCGACGGTAACACAGGTAAGGATGGATTGCCCAGGTACAGCATACCACAGGCTCTAATGTCTATGTTTGGTATAAATACTTACAAGCTTAGTCCTAGTTCACAGCTAAATCTTAATGCTTATTTTAGTGGTAAGGAAATGAAAGCTGTTGTTAGACGGTGGAAGTATCAGATGATGGACCCAAATACTACTGTTGAGTCTGCCGCTGAGCTAAGGGAAAGCATGATGGCACACCTACAGAATCTTATAGATGATCAGGTAGAGTACAACAAACTTGTATCTGGGATGGACGCTAAGCTTTACTGACATGCAGAAGTTAGCTGAAGTGCGCTGGTTGGATATAGTAGCGAGCGCTGGATGGGAAAAGTGTGAGGATGTAAACCCTGCTGTCATGGAAACAACAGGGTATATAGTTTATAGAGATAAGGAAGTTATAAAGATAGCCAACACTAAGGATGACAAGGGTGCTTGGTTTGGTATACATGCGATACCAATGGGTTGCGTTAAAAAAATACGCCCCCTTTCGGGGGCGCTAAAAGTAAAGCGATCACCTAAGAAACAAGTAAAGAATGAAACAAGAAATCAGAATGTAGATAGCGTATCCAGCAACGACTCCAATGAATGATTCAATCATTTACAGGTAATCCATCATTATTTTTCTTTGGGTTATTGATTGGATCTCATCATAGTATCCCTCTCCGTCTAACCCTTTAAGTACAACTACCCCCCTCCACCATTGGTGTTCTGTATCCTGACACCAGCTCTCTGAGTATTTAGGATGTGAGTAACATCCGGCGCTTAAACCAAATACCTTTTGCCCATCGGGTCTGGTCTGTTCGGCATGATTATAAAGATGAGAGTGCCCCTGGACAGCAGAGCAGTGCAGTTTAGACACAAGTTGATGTCCTACATGCATTGAGCTTATCGGCCTTCCAGATACTCCAGTAGTGAAGTAGTGAGAGAAGGCGATTCCCTCGATGCTTAGGCAGCTTTTAAAGCCAGTTAACTTCCATCCAAATTTCTCATATTGTAAATCGTCAATGCCAATAGTTCCATGCAGTTCTGGTGATTGGTTAGTAGCCCTAGTTACTCTGTCTTCGTGATTGCCTAAGCACATATTAAGTTTAGGCTTGTATTGCTTCTCCTTATTCTTTCTTTTCTGTTCATTAAACTTCTTTAATGGAGCAAAGAGTTTGGTCTGCGCGTCTATAGCTGATGCTATGTCTTTCTTAAAGCGCCTGCCTTCGAACCCCTTGGTCCCCCTGTCGTATGATGATAGACTAGCAAGGTCTGCGAAGTCTCCTAGACAAGTAATGTAGTGAGGTTTCTGTTTAACTATCATATTACCTAAAGCGGTAAACCTTTCATTGCTATAGTCTGGAGACGCATGACAGTCTGGAATTATAAGCATGTCTTTATTCATTGATTCCTTCCCATTCACGTTTGGTTAAAAGAATGTTTGCATAGTCTATTATCTTTTTTAAGTCCTCCTCTTGTTGTCCTTTTAGTTTCCATCTGCTCGCATACTTAATTATATTTCCGCTACAAAAATCTATATTGTTTGCAGTAATATAATCAACAGGCTGGATCTTGAGGTTAGTATAGCATCCGCTCATATCTCACAAGCATCCGCAGTGCATGCTAGCTCCTGACTTCCTATTGTATTGTCCTCCTCTTCAGTGATGTTATTCCAATCTATATCGCCTTTTGTTTTTTGATATAGTTCTCCCCATACATCAGTTGTTACTTCTTCATATGGAGCAGCTTCATATATGTGAGCATCGTCTGCTTTTGGAAGAAAGCTAACTCCACTAATAATATCAAAGTTCTCCCAACACCAAGCACCAGCAGCTAACCATTCATCTTCTGCAACATAGATAGTAACGCTGGGCTTATGCTCGCACCAATAGAGAGCGAACTTCTTCCATATCTCCAAGTGTTCTATCGCTGTTATTTGGTTCCTTGTTATAGATTTTGTAGATGCCCCCATTGGGAACTCAAAAACTATGGCGTCTTTATTATAAGGGTCAGTAATATACGGTTTCCCTGCGTCAATCAACGCCTGATTAAGAGGGTCTTTAATATCCTGTCTTACTCTCCTGATATAATACTGTGCATAAGCTGGATGAAGGCCTGACCCAGATACGCCAACCAATTGACTCACAGTTCCCGAAGGTTTGATGCATGTAACTGCTGCAGATTGATTTATTTTTAGCTTCTTTGCCCATATCTTATTCTGCTCTACAGCATGATCCCTTAGCTCCATCAGTTCTTCTGGTGTCGCATAAAGAATTCCTGGGCAATCAAATACACCAGTAAAACTTACACCTAGCAACCTTTCCTCTTCCGCATTACGCTTCCATATAGGACGCACATATCTAAAGTCTGTTAGAGTTGACTGGTAGGTTCCTAGTATGGTGGCAAGCCTCACCTTTCTCTTTACGTCTTCAAATGTATCACCAACTCTAAGCACTACTTCTGATAAATTGCACAAACCGGAACTTCGAAGTACCACCTCACTGCAGGGGTTGCAACCAAACTCATGGTCTGTATCCCGTCGCTCCGGCGCTAAATCTTTAGCCGCTTGTCTGTTAAAGATTCCCCTTTCCCCACTCTTTGATTCATAGAGAGCAATCCATTCACGCATGAATATACCAATGTCAGGCTTCTCTGTGTAACATACAGAGTTATTTGACAATGCTCGTTGAGGCTCGTCAATCCACCACTGCCCCATCTTTGCTCGTTGCATTCTCTCATCTGTTAGATTGCTTAAGCTCAGCTCCGCCGCTCTACGCACACCGCCAACTACTACCGCTTCACCATTAAAGCATAGCAAGTCATGACATTCTATGCTAGTTAGCTTGCGTCCAGCAGCACTCTTAAATACCCTTATGTACTGGTTGAATAACTTTTTAAGCGGGTCTGGGCCAGACGCTCTTCCTCCGAATGTTTTAAGCCTTGCTCCAGCTGGGCGTATCCTTGAGTAATCAATCTCAGGCACCCTCCCTTGGTACAATAGGCTTATCAATTCTCTTAGGGCGCTTGCCCAACCTATCTTGCTGTCCCTCACAACAATAGTTGTATCTGTATTATTGAATGAGTCTGCTACATCAGGTAGCTTATTTATGAACTGCCTTTCAACACTAAACCCAACACCTGTTCCACATAGAAGGACATATAGATTTTCATCGAATGCTCTTACATGATCAACAGCTATGAAGGAACAATTATATCCCGCCATGTTGTCTCTGGATAATGCTGGCCCACTGGTCATTAAAGCTCTCATACTAGGCATGATTTCCATATCCAGTATGGCTTGTTTTACTTCATCAGGTAAAGGCTTCTCCCAGAAGTCGCAGTATCTCTGCACTGTCTCCTCCCAAGTCTCGCGCCTTCCTTCCTTCTCAAGATACCTGGCGTACCTACTCTTATGTATAAACTTCTGATATTCATTCATTTCCATTGCGTTGCCTTTTCTCGACTTGTTATATCAGCTATGATATTTTCATCTCTTTCTTCTGGTGAGTTGAATGGGCCAGGGTTTACAGATATGTAGGTCTTGTGCGTATTAGATAAAAGATATCCAAACCTTGCGCCTTCAGCCTTGCCTAACTTCTCTATCCTCCAGTCGCCAAGCCTACCAAACTCCCTTTCCCATTCTATCTTCACCAGCGCCCACCTATTGGCCCATCAGACAATAGATTGTTTTTTGTTCCTGTGCTACCAAATCCTTTCTCTCCTCTTATGTTGTGGTTGATAACAACAGCATTTAATTCTGGGGTTACATGTTGATTGAATACGATTTGCGCTATCCTATCTCCCCTTTCTATGTCGTAAGGTAGGTGACCCATGTTCATAAGGATTACCTTTATCTCCCCTTTGTAATCGGGATCTATTGTGCCTGGAGAATTCAAGACAAACACCCCATGCTTGCTAGCCATGCCGCTCCTGGTCCTTACTTGGGCCTCCACCCAATCAGGCATGTTCTTTATTTTTATTCCCGTATCTATTGTCTTCCATCCAAGCGGTGGAATGACCTCATTAACTACTGAGTAGATGTCATATCCTGCCGCATTTTTAGTGGACCTGTGAAGTGGATGGGAGTCTTCATGAACTAACTCTACCTCAACTTTTATTGGTTCTTTCACTTGTATACTTCTCCTTGAGATTGTTTTCTTTTGCGTAATCAACGTAGTCAATTAGTTTTTGATGGAACATTTCTTCGAACCTGTCTGACCATGATTGGTTTTTGTTTGGTATATTTTCAAGTCGTTTGTTCCATATCTCTCTAGCAAAAAAATACATTATCTTTTTTCTAGTTTCCTCCTGCTCTTCTTCAGAAGGGGATGTCGTCGGCGCGTTCAACTTTCTCTCCTACTTGATCAGCAAGGCTAGACATTTCTTTTCTAATCTGTGGGCTACTATTTGTTTTGTGTTCAGAAGCACCATCCTCTACTTGCTTGTATGCATCTGGGCTATTAATCATTTGAATAATATTACCAATGATCTCTGTTGTGTACTTGTCAGTACCATCCTTGGCTTGCCACTTACGGTAGTTAATCCTGCCTTCAACATATAGGGTTGTGTTCTTTCCCACATAAGTCTCAGCAATCTCAGCTGGGCGCCCATATAAAACTACCTTATGCCAATCTGCTTTGGCGTACTCTCCTGTACCAGACTCAGTTACTAGATCAACTTGGGTTACTTTGTTTCCATTAGCTGCTACTCTAGTTGTAGGATCTTTCCATACACGACCTAATACAATTACTTTATTAATTCCTTTCATGTTTAAATCTCCGGCCAATATTTTTTAGTTTCTTTCCAAAGCTCTAACGAATGCCCAAATATCTTTTCAAATCTAAGCGTGTCTTCAACTGACCACTCATGGAAAATAGAGATGCCTGGATTTGATGCGCTGATAAAAACGTTTGCAATCCTTGTTTCTTGCGAAGCGCCTATTCCTTTTTTATACGCTGCGAGTTGGTAACCCATAGAATCATAAGCTAAGTTCTTTGCTCCAGCGTCAAACTCTTTTGTCTTGAAGTCAATGACCCATGGTTCCTTTTTACAATATAGATCAATCATTCCACCATACCCATCTGGATGGGAAAATGTTTCCTCTGATATCCAATCTTGTTCTCCACAGTTAGAGTAGAGTAAAGTTTGTACCGATCTAATTATTGCTTCATCTTCTTTATTATTCGGGATGTTTCCAGTTTTAAAGAAAGACTCAAGTAGGTCATGTATTCTAACACCTCTCTCAGAAGCTTCTTCGACTCCTCTTTTACTCTCTGCAAGTATCCTTTTAGCAAGTTGCTCATCCTCCTCATACTCTTTTCTACGTATTTTGATTGATGCCTCTACCACTTGGTTTGTTTTCCACCTATCAAGCCCAGGCTTTGACATTATATCTAATACTGATGTAACAGAAGGAACCAAGTTAAGCTTACGAGCATCTCGCAATGTAGTACCTCTCTTGGTGCCGTTTTTTGATTCAACCCAATGTTTAGGGTTGCCGTCTTTGTCATACCAATGCATGTTTAAATCCTATCTGCTAGTTCGTCGGTCCATTTCCCACTTGCGGGATCAGCCCAGGAAGGCAATTCTTTAGCGCCATTAAGGTAATACAGATAGCGCCCTATACCCCACTTTACACCTGCTCTTTTAAAAGCGTCACTTATCCCACCCTTCTCTCCCTCTATCTTGGTGTCTCCAGCACCGTCTGCTTTCGATATCCACTCATCACCTATCCTAACCTTTAATGTGCATATAACTCTACCTAAAACTTCTTCATAAGAATCTTGCCAATTAAGAGGTCCAACTACAGCATCCAATCTGAACATTACATCTCTTGCATTTATGTGATGAAGGTGCATGTTCCCTTTAGGTTTAGACTTAACCTTTGATACATCAAATGGTTTCTTTAACTCTCTTGAAATCTCCTTAACTTCCATTGCGGCTCTCCCTGTCTTGATGTTTCCACCAATCTTTATATCCTGTATCATCTAGCCATTTATTATATGTAGGCTTCCAAGTTTCATCCATAAACTCTTTTGCTTTTTCTGTGCTGATCCCCATCTCTTCTTCAAAGTATCGTTGCCATTGAGAAACCTCAGCTTCAACTCTTTCTTGATGATCCTCATATTCTTCTTCGTCCATGTGTCATCTCCTCTTTAGAAAGCGAATACAAAAAACGCTACTACAAAAGCACAAGCCATAATAAAATCCATCTTAACCCTCCTGTGGAAGTTTAGTATACCATACTATATAGTCTGTATCAACTATATAATCCCTGGCTTCTTCTAATGTATCAAAAGACTCAATCAGTCTATACTTTTTTCTGCTTTTGTTTCCTTTTGTTTCAACAACTGAATACTTATCTGTCGTATTAATATAATTCACAAAGTAATCATGACTTTGAAACCCTTCTTCTTGCATTTAATACTCTCCTGGTACTATTATACCATACTCGGCCATGAACTGCTCGACCCGTTGCATGTATTCTCCAAATTCTTCCACGCTTAATCCAGTGGTTGATCTTGGAGAGGTGAAACTTCTGTCACTTATTTTACTGTCAATAGTTTCCAACCCTAAAATTTCTGCGGACATTATACTATGCAACTCATCAACTGTATGCCCCGTCTCTTTTGAGAACTCCCTTAGTAACATCCAGTATCTATTGTTCTGTTCAGTAGACCTTCGTGATCTGTACTTTTGAATAGATACCTCGTAAGGATTCTTATCATCACTGCCTAGCCCAAGTATCTTTGCTACACAAGACTCTGCTATTTTATCGCTTCTTAAAACATATTTTATTTTTTCCATTGTATCATCTCTTCTGCGAATGCTCTCCCTATTGTTTGTAAACACCACCTCATCTGATCTTCTTTGGGGTGTGTTCCGTTATGACAATCTTCATGACATTTATAACATACTGGTAGTGTGAATATATCTGGAGTCTTCCTGCCAACTCCAGCCCCAAGAACCATAACCCTTAGATGATGAGCCTGCACCCCTTGTAGTGTAGCACAAAAGATACATGGCAGTGAAGCAACCCACTGTAAATATTTTTTATTCTTCATCTTCATCTAACCTTCTGAAAGCAATTATTAATTCTCTTTCCCACTCATATGTTTTTCCTAAAATAAAATTGTGATAATTATAAGAGATATTATTTTTGAATTCATTTCTTTCTACTCCTAAGAACTCACATCTCATCCTATCGCTGATAGCTTTTCTTCCGATCCCTTCGCACGTTAAGCACTCGAACATCTTATCTTCTATAAAAAACTTACCTCGACCAGAGCAGGAAGGGCAACATGCTGGTGAAACGCTCTCTTCTAAAGCCAGCCTACTTACCCTGGAAAGTAATTCTTTTGATATCCCTGCAGGCTTTTTCTTATCGCATAAAAATCTATGCTTATATCTATGCCCCATTTTTCTAGCACTTTCTTCTGATGCTCCAATATATCTCGCGGCTTGTGTCGCGTTACCGCCATTGTCGATATACTTCTGTATAAACCTGGAGTAAGAGGTGTCTTGGTTAGGATACCATCTTACTTTAAGAGCCGTCTTAAACAAAGCGTTCCATGTTTTGCTGTAACATGTTGGATCTAGTGCATACTTCAGTCTTCCAAATGCTGATGCCTCTCTACTACAGTATGCCATTGCCATACAAACATCTTCCCAAGGAATTCTTGGCGAAAGGAACTCAGCATAGGGAGGTTTAATTGTTAATGATTTAATTGATTCCAAGCTTGCCATTATAAATATCCATATATATTTTTCTTGTTGGATTTAGTCCAGTTTCATTGGAGTCATTAACGTATCCACGAAAAGTTTCACACGCAATCTTTCCTTTACTGCACCTAGTATAAAAATTACAATCCTCACATGGAGGCATCTCATTATTTATTGCTCTGAGTAAGGCGAACATGCCTCGCTCCATCATTTGTACGACTTCCATAACTCTTTCAGCTCTCCTAATTTAAACACTACAAAAGTATCATCCATCTTTGACCCCTTTTCTTTTATAAAAACAACTGGCACTTTCATTCTATCTCCTTTAAACATTACTGATGATGATGCAATGGCCTGCTCCATTCCTTCCTTGATCCATTTTGGAATGGACTGCCTATACTTACACTCAATAGAAAATATTAAACTCTCTACATCTGGGGCGCTACCTCTAGTCCTTCCAGTGATAGGTACTCTTTCGGATAGGTCACCCAGGGCTGTTAACTCCTTAGCTATATCCCTTTCAAATTTCTTCCAGCTTTTATCCATTTTCTTATATGCTGTACGTGGG